GGTAATATCCATCAAAATATCCTTGCAAATACTCATTTTATCACAAGAGATACTACAATAAATGGTATTGGTGAACTTCAAAAAAATGGTCAAGTAAGAGTTTATCAAAAAAAAGAAACAAAAAAATTAAGTGTGATTGAAAAATGGAAAAATTATCAATTTATTTATATGCGATTTGGCTCATTATCAGGGTCAGTTAGATATTTTAAACCTTTAAATGGTGTAGAGGGTGATGCCGTTTATGGGTTATCTATAAGTAGAGAAAAAAAAACAAAAAAACTTTATGTTGGTTATTTAGAACCAACCGATAATGGTAATTTTGACATTGTTGATAAATCTACCATAAGCGATGAAAAAATAAATGTTATCGCAAAAAACGTAAGTGTTGAAGCTTCATCAAGATTTGTAGCTGCTAACTATCCTAATGACAATCAATGGCGATAATCTTTGTTATAAATAATCTATAATAGTGTTGCAATTTTTTTATAATATCGTTATAAGTTTTGTATATGACGAATCGACCAAGACAAATTGGAGAATGTTATACAAAATTTGGCCTAAAACACACATCTAAGAGCCAAAACACAATCCCTGACGACATCCGTTTTCGAAATTACATAGTCCTAACCCCAAAAGAAAAAATGAATCTACCATCTAATAGTTCATTTACAGGGGGTACTATTGCTCATGAAGTTGTGCAAATGAATTTATGTCAAAATAAAAATATTGAAGAAATATTAAAATCAAAAAAAATTAATGAAAGAATAGATAATTTTCAAGGAACTGATGAAAAAGATAAAATAAAATTTGAGCATATTATCAAAAACATGGGTGCTATTTCAAGCAATCATTTAAAAAATATTGCAACTTTACCAAAGCAAAAATGGGAAGATGAAAAAGAATTTACCCATTGGGATGATAGAATTAAAACTTATTTTTTATGTTATGTAGATTTAATTGGTGAGACTCACTTTGGAGATATAAAAAATGTATTTGGAACTTTAGTAAAAACTAAAAGTGGATATTCATATACAAAAAAGAAAACACCAAAAGTACCGTTTCATAGCGATTGTTTGCAAATAGCTTTGTACTCTAAGGTATTGCCAACACATACACCTTTTTTAACTTATGCTAGTGATAGTGATTATACAATTTTCACCCCTGACAATTGCATAGAACTTAGTAAAGAAAATCTTGAACACTATTACAATGAATTAATTTTATATCAAAAATGTTGGGAAAAGAAATTAGAGTTGGCCAATGGAGATATGAAGACCTTAGCTTTACTTTGTAAGCCTGACTTTAGTGAAATAAGAAAAAATGGCTTTTGGTGGAAAGGCATATCTTCTGACATTATCGAAAGATTTAGAGGTTACTATGAGTGATCAAGGAATAATTAAACCATTAAGACAAAGAATAAAAGATTTAGAGGAAATAAATTTGGCTCATCAAAAAAAGAATGGCCAATTGAGAATTGAAATTCAAGACAAAGACAAAAAAATTAAAGAGTTAGAAGAACAAATTACAAACCCAACAAAAAAATTGAGAGAGGTAGGACAACTATGAGTAAAGAAAAAACATTGGAAAGCGCAATACAAGAATTTAGAAATAATATTCAACAAAGCGACTATGTAAAATTAGGTGCTAAAGGTGAATACCTAACTGTGCCATATCGTATTAAGTTCGTAAGAGAATATTTTGGAAATAGATTACAAATTATAACTTTTAGTAGTGAATTGGAAAATGGCTCTACAAAATTTAGAGCAAGTGTATTCTTAGATGGCAAAGAGTTAAGCGTTGGTGAATCTAAAATGATGGTCAATAGAGACAAAGAATTTGAAAAATCGCAGACAGTCAGTATCGGCCGTGCGCTTAGTATCTTAGGGTTTATGGGTAATGAAATTGCAACAGCAGAGGAAATAGAAGATTTTATTAAAGATAAAGAAGATTGGAAAGACACAAAAGGAATAAATAATATTCCTAAACCTATTAACAAAGCACCAAATAAAAAATTTAATACTCAAGAATTTGCTAAAGAATGGATAGAGAAGCTAAAAAAACAAGCCGAACTATCTCCAACTGTAAATAAATTTGAACAAGGGATTCAAGTTTTAGGTAAAGAGTACACCAACGAATTAGAACAACTTTATCTTGATCCAATTGAGGATGTGAGAGTTGCTAATGAATACAACAAACTAAAATCACAAATACAAGGAAGAAAACCTAATGGACAATAAATACGATAATCAAATCGCTTTGTGGAAACGTCAACCAAGAGACACCGATAAACCTGGAACTAAATATCCACACTACACTGGCAAAGCCTCAATCAATGGTACGCCAAAACAAGCTGCGGCTTGGTTGAATACGGATAAACAAAAAGATACTCAACCTGACATAAGTATTAAACTAAGCGATCCCCAAACTAAAGAGGAGACACCCTTTTAATGGATAACGAAAGCGTCAATCCTCAACACTACAAGAAAGCCATCCAAACTTGCGATGCGATTATGAGTCAACAAACTCATGAAGAAAATATTGGTTACTTAAAGGGTGCTGGTCTAAAGCACCTTTTTCGCTTTGGTGAAAAGCATGGAACATCAATAGATAGCATCATCATGGATTTAGAAAAGTGTCTTTGGTATTTAAAAAAATTATTAAACTACCTTAAGGCTCTCAAAGAAGATGGCCATGACATCAAACAATCACAAGAAAACGTAACTAACTTATTTAAGGAAAAAGAATGAAGAATGGACATATATATTTATCGGCTATCAAGTTAGATGTACTTAAATTTATCAAAAAATTTATTAAAGAGCATGAGTATAGCCCAACATATTTAGAGATTGGGCGCAAATTTAGATTTTCTAGGGCTAGAGCTGGTGCGATTATATCGGAACTATACAAACTAAACTTGATTAGCAAAAGCGATCAAGCGCAAAGAAACATCGAACTTAGCGATGCTCAACTAGAAAAAATATCAATGCTTAAAGTTAATAAAAGTTATTCAACAATGGATTTTAGAAGATGAGTGATGAAGTAATTAAAGAAAGCTATTACGAAATTCAAACTAAGTTTGAAGAAAAATTTGATAACACAGAATTAGCTGTGAAGTCAGATAAGCCAAGTGAAACGGCTAAGTTAAACGTCTTAGATATAAAGTTTGAAAAATCTAGGATTAAACCAATAAAGGAAACTAATAAGGATGAGCAAAAGTAATAGTCTATTACGAAGATATGCCAAACTTCAAAAATTGCATGATGAGATTATGCGACCGGTTAAGAATAAAGGTCGTCAATGCGTACACACTCTTGAGGCAAAAAAGAAGTATGACAAAACGTATAGACAAATTGTTGGTGTTGAAAATGAAGATGCAAAATTCATTTACGCCCAAACTTAATTACTAACTAACTTAAAGGTTGAAATAAATCGTAGGATAGGAGTCCGCCTAAACAAAGGAGAAAGAGAATGGAAAAAAAGAAACACAAAATAAAATCAAGAACACCTTTAGATATTAAATTAAATAGAATTATTGGTGATAAGATTAAAGAAGCAAGACTTAATAGAGAAATATTTATCCATGTTCCACAAACTGAAACAACAGCTAGTCATACAATAAAGAGACATAGAGAATGTACTCAAACTGAATTAGCAAAAGCAATTGGAGTTACGTTTCAGCAAGTTCAGAAATACGAAAGTGGAAAAAATGGAACATCATCTATTAGGCTAATACAAATTAGCGAATTTTTTAATAAGCCACTAAATTATTTTACAAGTGGCGTAAAAGAATTGATAGGTCAAGTTAAACCACCTATTAATAATTCCTCAACTATTGCTCCCTCTTTAGTTGCTAACAAAGAGGAATTAAATATGAGTGTTTAACATTTAATGTGAAGAACAACTAAAACTTGTTCTTTTATTTTGTTGTGTGAAACTAGAGAGGGGTTTTTTTAAAATCATTTCCCCTCTCTTTTTTTTTATGTATTTTGTAATTTGGAAACCTAAAGATAAATTTACTAGCTTTAGTAATGTACTATTCGCATTGGAAAAAGACGCTAAAGAGTTTGCTAAAAAAAGTATTAAACGAAAAATAGAATGGGATGTAGTTCTCTATAATAATGAGAACTACAATAAATATTGGTATAAATAATTAATTAGTAAAATGCTTTTCTTGATAATCGGTATGCACTATTTCTTGATTATTATTTTTGTATGGCTTGATG